CACCTTTGGGAAAGGTTAAAACGAAGTAAGAGCCAAACTACTTTCCTTTCAATCCATTTTTTACGGGATACGAGCCGTCAGTACGCCCCCTACTTTCAAATTATTTTAATAATAATATTATTTATTATTTGGTTTCATTTCGGTATTAAACTAGCAGAAATACTTTCAATGGTTGGAGGGCTTTTATTTCTAAGAGAAGCATATAATGTATGAATTGTTAATACGTCTAATGGATATTTAAAATACATTAGATTTGCTATATTTCCACTAACACCATTTTCCGTTCCAACAGTTAACATATCTAATTTAATATATGGAACCACTTCAATGGCTGATTTAACTAATTCTCCATTATAAAAAACGTCTAAGGTGCCTCCTCTATAATTTAATAAAACATGATTCCATTTTTGTAATTGAACATCTGGATGTCTATATAAAATTCGATTTCCCTCCGCATCCGTTTCATTTGCAAAAGTCATTCTTTTTACTTGTTCAATATTTTCTTTTAAAGAGTCTATTATGTTATCTTCTTTTTCTTGTTTATTTTGTTTATTTTGTTTCCATTTTAAAATACTTTCTTTATTCATATTCCTATTTTTACTAGTTGTTACTTCTTTTTCTTCATTTGTATCATCTTCTTTATTTTTTTGTTTTACAGTAATAAATAATGTATTATTAGCAGAACTATATTTAACAGCGGGATTATCTCCATAAGATAATAAAGACACTATTTTATTATAAGACGCATTTGTGCTTGGTGGAAAGGAATCTAAATAAAACCAAAAAGAGATAGCATATTGATAATCTGGATGATCTTTATCGGTTAATGTCTGATAAGACGCTACATTTGTTAGTTTATCCGTTGTAATTGGTTGATTAATCAATTGATTTCCTCCTTGTTTTAAATACTTACTTTGTAAATATTTATGTAAGAAAAAAGTCCATAAAAAATAAAATCCCAATAAACCCAAACTTAATATAAGCATTTTTATTTCAAATGCTGAGGTTTTAGTGCTTTCCGTTTTTGTTTTGTTTCCACTAAATAAATTTGTAATGATTTGTATAAAATTAACTAACAAACATGGAATATATAATAAAGTATTTAATATAAGTCGATAATATGGATTTTTATCTAAGAAACCCCCCGCATTTGCCAATTTATATATAATTCCTAACATTGCACAAAACATCAATAAATTAAATATAAAATGACCAACCGATTCCGGTTTATTTGCATCTTGTTCAAATACACCAAGTAATTTTAACATACCATATATTAATCCAGCAGAGATGCCAAGTGCGGCTAATATATATAATCCTTTAAATATAATCGGGGTTGGTTTTGGTATATCATTTAAATTATTTGTAATAGGGTCAGCTAAATAAGTTTGATAGGATGTAATCATTGTGACCATAACAATTCCAATAAATAATGTAAAAAATATTACTGGACCTCCGTAATTAGTCATTATTCCCCATGGATTCACAAAATAAAGTAATGCAATAATCATACAAAAGGCAATAAAAATTCCAGTATATTTTGTTCTTTCTTTAAACGCTTCTTGAATCGGTTTTGGAAGTGTATTTAATATCACGTTATCCTTATCTTTACTTTTATTGAAAATAAATGCGGCTATAGCAAAAAATAAAAAAAAGAGGACAAAATTTAAAATCATGGCGGAATTATTTTCGGGTGGTTTATCTGAAAATATGCCTCCAATATATAACATCATAAACCAACCAAATATTGCTAATGATAAAATAGAAATGATAATAATTGCTTTGAGTAATTGTTTATCAATAGGAATAGAAGAAAATAATGAAGATTGATTATTATCAAAGGCAAATAATTCTTTAAGAAAAATAGCTATTATTAGTAAAATGGGTCCAGTAATAAAAATTTGCTCTCCAAAAGCTTTATTAAAGCCTTTTGGATTAAATACAAATAATGCAAATGTTAAAAAAATAAAGGCTGCTATAATTTTAATAAAAGAATGATATGATGATAATAATTTTTCTAAAGAAGATGGTGATAAAGATATTGCTGTTTTTTGTCCATTATTCATATTTATATTCTGAATAGAAAATATAAATATATATATTATAATATAATATAATATGGGCGATAAAAATGAATGTCCAATATGTTTAGAAACGGTTAATACAAAAGTGCGTATAAATTGTTATGTATGTATGACTTGTAAACAAAAAATGCATGCTTCATGTGAATTAGAATGGAACCAAAATAGAAATCGAATAGACGATATAATAATATGTCCTATTTGTAATCAAAATTCAATTGCTTTTTGTCATAGTCCAAATACAGATATAAATCGTGACATAAAATTAGAATTGGCTGAAAATACAGATAGAAGTAGTGGTGGTAAAAGAAGAAAAAAAAGAAAAACCAGAAGAACAAAAAAAAGAAGCACAAAAAAAATAAGAACAAGAAGAACTAAATAATATAATAATTTATTTACTTGGTGTATTTATGAATTGTTTAGCTCGATTAATATTATTTATATCGGTTACATAATCGGCGCCTCTATTAATTCCTTGTCGAACGTTTTTGGTTCCATAAGTAAATGTATCATAAAGTTGTTTTTGTCTTTCATCAGCTAATCCGGATTTTTTAATGGCTTGTTTGGCGATATAATTGGTAGCTTTTTCTCCTACATAAGTACTTCCTTTTAATGTATTTTTGGCAAGTCCAAGCATTAATTTCGTTTTAAACGAAGGATTAGAATTATTGGTTTGTCCTTCTGGTTTATTTTGTCCTTCTGGTTTATTTTGTCCTCCTGGTTTATTTTGTCCTCCTCTTTTACGTCGAGTAAATCTTTTTCTTTTTCTATTTCTACTTTTTCTACTTTTTTTAGTCATAATTATAATATAATAATAATATATTATATTTTTTTCCAAGAACAAATATTATTTTTATTTGGTGTAGATATATACATATTACCATCATTTCCTAACATTTTTTTGTTACAATTATTATTTGCTGGATATGGTGGAGATTTTCTATTTTTATATTTTTTTAAAGTTTTTGAATGATTATTAACGGCATTTTTTCCGGAAACACTTTTTATTTTAGCGGTTAAATTTTTGCGTTGTTGTTTATTTAATTTTAGTGGATTTGTTTTTGTATTTAATGCATATTTACACCCTTGAAGATTTAAAACCGCACCTTTCGGTATAAAATGAAAGGAAACTTCAAGGTTTGCCTATTTCAAGGCATGTAAATTTTGATTTTGGGAATTCTTCTAAAAACCCTGATGAGTTATCGCTTCTTGATAAATAATTTGGTCTTTCTTTATTATTTATCGCATTATAAGCAATTTTATAAATATTTGTTGCACCATTTACATCTCTATTCCAATAACCGCATCCGTTCTTACAACAAATCAGTCCATGGACGAGAATGTTTCCTGTTTTATATGGTCTTGGATTTTCCATTATCATATTTTTCGCACAAATACCTATTTCACATTTGGAACATTTACAACTGGTTCTAAATTCATCTACCAAAAAAGTTTGAAAACCTGCTTTTCTAAATAAAGTTCTCATACCCTTTCCTTTGGTTGCTTCCTTGTATTTCATTTGTTGTTTTTGTTCGTAATCACCAAAACAAACTACAACTTCTTTTTCGTTACCAAAAATTCGTTTGAAATTGTTTAACATTTTTTGTTCGCTTTTCTTGGTATTTCTATAACTTTGTAATCGTAATTTCCTGAAAATATATTTTTCGTAAAACTTGAATAAAACACTATTTATTTCACTCTTCTTTTGGATATATTCTTTAAATTTTGTTATAGTAAGTGATTTACGATTTAATTTTGATAATTCAGTTTCCCATTCTATTATTGTTTTCCCATTTATTTTTTCTTGTTTTAATTCTAATTGTATTTTGGAATACTTTTTTTTCTTTGTTTCTTTTCTGCGTTGGTCTTGTGAATATCTAAACTTATTTGCTTCTTTATTATCTGCATCTACGCAATAAATTAGGTCATTTTTTCCAGGGTCAATGCCTACTATTTTCTTATTTTGTAATTGTAAATAATCTTTCAATTCATCAATATATTCTTCATTATTTATTCCTTTTTTCATCATTGGTAGTTTTTTTCCAATTAGGTCTTTTCGTAATAATAATAAAGAACAACTTACTCCATCTGTTTCTATCATATGGTGAAATTCATAATGTTTTTTATGGAAACATTTGCGTTCAGTTCTAAAAAAGAAATCCCATATTTTATTTTCATTTCGTTTCAAATTTCCTTCTGTTAAATAATCACTTTTGTTTCCTTGTTTCTTTGTCATAAGAAGATGCACTAATGTTGTCGTGTCTAATCTTATATGTTTTGGTATTATTTCATTACGCATAGGAAATACATTACAAATTGTTTGTTCTTCATTTTCTACTTGTTTCATCATTTTAATCATACAAGGGAAATAATCCATAGGACTACATTGTAAATCATAATATAAATTTTTCTTGAATGTCTTAACTGGTATAATATGTTGTTTTTGTTGATTAATCCATGTATGATAAGAAATATGAGATTTGTATTGTGTTGTTTCAACATTCAATAAATCATTTTTGATTTTTCTTAATTGATTACATAGTTTGTTTATTTTTGCATCCTTTTCTTTTTTGGTAATATTCATTTTGCGTATTTTACTCACAATAAACTTCTTTTTCCAAACCACATTTACATATCTTTCCACATACTCAACAAAATGTAATTTAATGTTATTCTCATACATAGTAAGAATATCAATTGTTAAATAATCCAAAATAGTATTCATATGTGTATATTCAAGAGGTTCTTTTTGAATAAGTGGTTCAAAATCAGTTTTGTAAAATGCAGTTAAATTGTCTTTGAGTTCCTTTATTTCTTTTTTTGGTGGTCTTCCTTGTGGTTTTTCATTACACATAATTTTCATACATGAATTTACAAATACCTTGTCTATAACAGGCAAAGTGTCATGTGTTTCATAATAATCCAATAAGTATAATTTCATAAATAGTAAAACATTAATGACAATTTTATTACACTGAATTACTGCATTTGTAATTTTCGGTGTATTTATGTCAGGATGTTTCAAAACACTTTTCAAAGAAAGTTTAATTCCTTTGAAAAAGTCGTCAGGTGGTTTTTCTTTTATAGACATCCTTATAATATTCCTAAATATTTTATTTTTAAGTAATTTAACGAATAAATTATAAAATTGAAACAAAATAATATAAAATCTATTTAACAATAAATTAAATATGTTTTCTACAAACCCAATAGTTCTAAAAAATAAAATTAATACAAGTGATGAAGTTAATTGCCCTATTCATAATACATTACTACACAAAAAAGAAATAAATATAAGAGAATGTGACGAGTGTTATGAATGCATACAAGATGATAGACCATTTAATTATGGCAGAAAAAATAAGGGCGAATGCTCGTGTAAATGGTATGATAAGAATGTAATTGAAATAACATGTTACCAATGCATTGAAGACCAAATTAGAGAAAAACAAAAACAAGATGCAGATGAAAAAGAACATGAATATATGTTATTTTTAGGAAAATGGAATAGTGGCATAAAAGGAAAATTATCATGCTACGGATTAAAAAAATTACAAAATTTAGCAAAAATAAAAAAATTTAAAGGATATTCAAAGTTATCAAAAGAGCAACTAATTATGCAGTTAGAAAAAGTTGTAAATGATAAAGATTTTCCAATACACTAAATAGTTTATTATATCAAACTAAAACTATAAATATGTGTTCTAATATATTTTCCATTTTCTGTAAATTGAAAATCTTTACTTTCAATATTATATTTTGGTTTTAATAATTGTTTTATAATACTTAACCAAGGTCTTTTTATTTTACTTGGTTCTCCAACCGCTTTTAATCCATTAAACGAAAACCATTTTCTTATTTCAGGTATTAATTCAATGATTTGATTTTGTATTTCTTCATTCTTATCTAATTCATAAAGTGTATATGTATTCTTATTGGTTAAATCTAATATGGATATAATTTTTTCTATAACCTCTTCTTGTTCTTTTTTATATAAATCACTTTTTAATCTCATCGGCATGATTAATAATATACTTAAATAACAAATAAATTTTAAGTATATTATTTATAAATTTTTAATTTTCTTTTTCTTGTAGATGGTTTCCTTATAAATTCTATTTTTTCATTCATTCCGTATGCGTGTTGAAAATAATTTTTATAATTTTCAGGTTTTACTTTATCAATTGCATTTTCTACATTCTTTTCTAATTGTTCGTAATTTTCTACATTTCTATTTTTCTTCATATAAGTTTTGATTTGATTGAAATATGCCTCTATTGGATTATTGGTTTTAGGGGTATAAGGTATCGCAAATAAATATTCATTACCATTTTTAGTAATAGCATTTTTAATCAATTCGTTATTATGACTTTTCGCATTATTAGTCATCTATATTATTTTGAGAAAAATATAAAAAAAATTAAAGGTGCGGTTTTAAATCTTCAAGGGTGTAAAATTACGTATCCATATTTGTTTACATTTTCCGCTACAACTTCCGGTTCCTATTTCCGATAATACTTTCATCGCTCCATTATAACTAGAAATAAATGGCATATAAATAAATATATATAAATATATAAATATATAAATATATAAATAATTACATATTTTCCATGGCCGTTTTTTCTCCATGACATTCACGACAAAGTGCTACTAAATTACTAACATCATTGCCTCCACCATGTTCTAATCTAATTTTATGGTCAACTTCAAAAGTATGTGTTAGTTTCTTTTTACATTGTCCACATTTCCAATCTTGCATAGATGCTACATATTTCTTTTTAGTTTCACTAACAGAACGTTTTACTTGTTTAGGTGCGGATAACATATGTCTTTGTTGTTGTCCAATGATGGTTGGATCATAATTATAACCTGGATTTAATTGTGAATTTAAGTTTTCCATAAAACTATGTCCTCTTGTTGATAAATCAAAAATAGGAGAAATCATATCCATAGATGATTTATCAATAGGCATATATTTAATCATATTGTTAGTATATAATAGCATATTTTTGGTTTGTTGTGGATTTCTCTTAATCATGATATAAAAACAAATAGCAACAAAAACAATAAAAGCCATTTTATAATATTTTTTATAAGCTAATAATATTTTTGTATATTTTCCATCATTATATGCATTATATATTAGAAATGCAGTAATACTAAATATAAATATTTCTAATCTCATATATATTTATATTTATATTATATTATACTTTTCACATTTTATTTCTTTTGCTCTTACTTCGTTATAACTTCGTTTTAACTTTTACACTCTTTTTTTGGTTTTTTTTTTATTTTTTCTTTTTTTAGTTTTTGTTTTCGTTTTCATTTTTCCTCCAATTGTTTTAATATTAAATTTTTCAATTACTTTATTAAGATTTGTTAGTTCTGTTACTAACAAATTCACATTAATAGGAGTAAGTGGATTTTCAAACAAAAAATGAACAATGATATATTTGATTTTAGATATAAATTCTAATTGATAACTATTTAATTGTTCTAATGTATCATATAAATATTCATAAAAAGACATATATATCATTGTAAATCCCCATATATCAATGTTTTTTAAAAATATATTTTTAAAATAAGGTAATATATGTAATTCCCCATTGTTAGTATATTTTTCTAAAATTTGTGTTAAATATTCCACAATATAATAATAAGTAAATTCGTATTCAACTACATGATTTTTGACTTCATTATTTGGTTTAACTGATTTTAAATCTTCTATTGTTAGTTTTTTAATAATTTCATTAATGGATGATAAATGTCCTGGACCTCTAATATCATTCCAGATAAATATATAATTTACAACAAATTCTCTTAATTGAAAATAAGAAGGTTTTGGATTATTAATTAAAAAATCCGAATAAAGTTTTGCAAAATCTTCATTAAATAAAATTGATGAAAAAGGAACGTTAAATTGAAAAGGTCGTCTAAATAAATTATGTGGTATTCCTTTTTGTTTTGGTCTCCAAAGAACAGATAATCCCCAATCAATTAAACGTGTTTTCATATTTATATTTTTTTGATATTGAACTAACACATTAGTATCTTTAATATCGCAATGATAAATATTTAATTTATTCATTGGAATAATTCCTTTTATTAATAGTTCGATTAAAGAATTATTAAGGTTTATTATTATGGATGAACTAACAAAATAATTATCAATAAAAATAGAAATATCCATACCACCATAAGGCATATTCATTGTCATAAGTTGTTCTAAAGATTGATTAATATTTTTGGCTGTATATCCTCTTTTTTTTAAATTTTTACATTTTTTTTCATAATCTACTAAATCTTCTTTTGTTAGTTTATCTGGTTTACATAAAACAAAATCTTCTAAGAAAAAATAATCTTTATAATTTGGTATAGCATTTAATATATTTTTATATTTTTGAATAGCATTAAATTCATCTTGTGCATACTTTGTTATCATTAATTTACTTATTTCTGAATTAGGATCATTATTAAGTTTTTCACATTTTAATGTAGGTTTAAATATACATCCAAACCCACCAGAACCTATTGCTTTTCCTCCTATAATCATTTAATTCTTATTATTAAATGATATTATAATTTTATAGGAGAGGAACTATAAGAACCACTCTTCTTAATTTTTATTTTTTTTTTGTTTGTTTTTTTCCTCTATTTCGTTTTCTCCTACTTGTTTTCTTTTTACCACCTAACAAAATAGCGGCAGCAGCTAATGATGATAAAATAGTTGTTACTTGTGCGCTTATTAATTGATCGGCTAATGTTGTCGTTTTAGTGGCTTCATCAATAACAGCTTGTGAGTCAATTATTTTATCCGTTGGAACATTTAGATTTTTTTGTACTTCTGTCATTAATTCAGATACATTTTTTTGTATTTCATCTAATGTTTTCATATTATTTTCTAATAGAGATTTTGTTTCTTCTTTTGGTTCGCTATCTTTTAATTTCAATAAAACACCTCTATAAGCCACAATATTAACTAACAAATTTGAATTTAAATTTTGACAAAGATTTGTTAATGTACTTTTATCAACTTTTAATATTATTTCTTGTTCCGGTGTCTGAGGTTCTTCCGGTGTCTGAGCTTCTTGTGTCTCTAATGTCTGAGGTTCTTCTTGTGTCTCTATTTGTGTCTGAGGTTCTTCTTGTGTCTCTAATGGTTGTGTCTCTAATGGTTGTGTCTCTAATGGTTGTGTCTCTAATGGTTGTGTCTCTAATGGTTGTTCCTGTGTCTGAGGTTCTATTGGGTTTAGAAGAGGAACAGCTTCAGTTTCCACAGCGGAATTTAAGGTTTCTGTTGCTAAATTATTTGATGATAAATTATTTGATGATAAATTATTTGATGATAAATTACCGGATGACATTTATTATATATTATATTATATTTATTTATTTTTTTTTATTCACTTATTTTTTTAGTAAATATGAATGGATAAAATATGGCACCCCAAGATCTTTCTATATAATGGCCCGCTTCCGGATTTGAATGTCTTGATAAAATATTCATAAGTATTTCATATCTTTGTTTTGGATGTTGAATTATGTCTCGTTTATCAATCGAAAAAATTCCCCACCAAGTACTCCAATGGGCTGGTTGAGAACCAAAAAAATATATATACCATCGATAATATGGCCTTATATTACATAATTGTAATTTTGTCTCATTATTTAATAATAAATTTTGTTTATCACTTGTTTCCCAATTATCTAATTTAAAATCATAAAATGAATTTAAAATACTTTTTTGATAATAACCAACAAAAAAAGCATTTTTATAATTATTTTTTATTATATTTATCAAAATTTTTTTTGCTTTATTTTTTTTATAATTTATGTTAAGTGAACCAGGAAAAAAAACTAAAATATTATTTAAATTTGAGTAATTATGCACAATATGATATAAATATGTATGATCATTTTTTCCAACATTTGTTAGTTTAATTATGTCTTTTACATTTTTTTTACAAAAATTTTCATTATAACCTTTATTATATACAATATAATTAAATTGATTAAATGGATATTCATTTATCCATTCTAATGTTTCATTATATCTTGAAATTATTATATCAACATATTCAGACATATATATATATTTGTTTTTTTATTGTTTTTATTGTTTTTATTGTTTTTATTGTTTTTATTGTTTTTTTTATTTTTTTATACTTGTATTGTTGATTTAAAATTACCAGATTTTATACATGGTAATATTTTAAAATTTTTATTTATAAATTGAACATATTTCCATAATTTCCAATCCCATAAATTACCTAAGTTTTTATCCCCATATTTGGTAGAATTTATTGAAAAAAAAGATAACGGATGTAAATCTTCCATTAATTTATTCATTATTTTTTTATTATATAACATACCCGCAGTTCCACCCCAACCATTATGTCTTGCATCTAATAATACTATATCCACATTTTTATTGTTTTTATCATTAATAAAATTTATTATTTTATTATATGCAATTTTATCTATCTCTGCATCATCTTCTAAAATACAATACCAATCATAATTTAATTTTGAAGCTTCATTAAATGCTTTAATATTTGATAATGTTAATCCTTTAGTTCCATAATGACCATATAAATTTAAATTAGGAAATGATTTAAACACTGAACCATCATAAATCCATTTTTTTTTGGTATCAACACTTCGAAAAAAATATCCGATTAAATTATTTCTTGGTATTAATATTTTTTTTACCTCTTCATCATTATCCATATTAAATCCATCAATTGCTCTTATTCTTAAAAAATCACAGTTTAACGTTTCTAATTGTTTACTGATATTTTCATATCTTTCCACATTTTTATCCATATTTAACACAAAAAAATAAATACTCATATATAATTATATTTAGAAATAATTACTATATGCGTTGAATATTATCTCCCGTATAAATAAGTTATTAAACCCATTGCACTTAATATAACTAAAGTATATATTATTTTTTCTCTCCAACGATAATACTCTTTCATTTTTATATCTTTTGGTTTATATTCCTCATAATATCTTAAATAAAATTCATTTAAAGATATTTTAGGTTTTTCTAATTTTTCATTTATTTTATTATGAATAAAATGCATCCATTTTATTAAAGATTCCCTATTATCTAAATATGCGGTTACTGGATAATCATCTAATAATTTTATAAAATCTTTACCCATAGTTTCAACGGGAATAAATAATGGTAAATTTTGTATTAATTCATAATATTTTTTTTTTGTTACAGCATTTGGATGATGAGGATATGAAATCGCTAAGGTATGAAGAAAAAACCAAAAATGTGGACCCCAAATATTTGGATCTAATTTTAAAACTAAATCAGTCATTTAAATTAAAACAACATAAAAACAACCTTCTTTTAACATATAGGAACTTTTCAAATGAGTAAAAACAATATTTGCAATAATTGTGGAAAACAAGGACATTACTTTTATCAATGTAAATTGCCTATAACTAGTTATGGAATTATATTATTTCGAAAAACGGCTGAATATGGAATACAATATTTAATGATTCGACGAAAAAATACATTTGGTTATATTGATTTTATACGTGGAAAATATATGCAAAATAATTTAGATCATTTACAATTAATATTTAATGAAATGTCAACAGATGAAAAAGAATTAATTAAATATCATAATTTTGATATATTATGGAAAAATATGTGGGGAATTCAAGATATAAATCATTGTCATCAATTTAGAGGAGAAGAAATGGCTTCACAAAAAAAATTTGATGCATTAAAATATGGTATTCCTATTGGCATTAACGGAGAAATAGTAACATTAAATAATATTATTGATAATTCTGTTACGCATTGGACAGAAACGGAATGGGAATTTCCTAAAGGACGACGAAATTTCCAAGAAAAAGACTTAGATTGTGCATTAAGAGAATTTGAAGAAGAAACGGGAATATCAAAAAAAAATATCACAATAATAGAAAATATATTACCATTTGAAGAGATGTTTATTGGTTCAAATCATAAATCTTATAAACATAAGTATTTTTTAGGATACATAAATAATCAAGATAACAATTTAAAAGATAATAATTTAACGAATTATCAACAATCTGAAGTTTCAAAATTACAGTGGAAATCATTAGAAGAATGTTTAGAATCTATTCGTCCATATAATTTAGAAAAAAAACAATTAATTATAAATATAAATAAAATATTACAAGAATATAGATTATACTAATATATATATAGATGAATGAGATTAAACTTAAGAAAAAAGAAAAAAAAACAAATATAATCGATGAAAATAAAGGTAAAGATGAAGATAAAGATATTTGTAAAATAGATGAAATTAATTTATATACTAAGAAATGTGATTTTAATAATAAAAAACTTCTTCAATCTGAATTAGAAAATAGAATTGAATTAGAAAAAAATCCTAATGAAAATTCTTTTTTATATCCAAATTTGGATGATCCTAATTTTAATATCAAAATTGCACAAAAAAAAGAATTTAGCGATACAAAATATGATGGGGCTATTTATGATGCCGAAAAATACGCAGATATATTAAAAACTGCAGATTATGAATTATTACCTCAACAAGCTTTTGTTCGTAATTTTTTATCTTTCCAAACACCTTATAATAGTTTAATATTATTTCATGGATTAGGGTCAGGTAAAACATGTTCAGCAATTGGCGTATGTGAAGAAATGCGTGATTATTTAAAACAAATGGGAATTAATAAACGTATTATAATTGTAGCCAGTCCAAATGTTCAAGATAACTTTAAATTACAGTTATTTGATGAACGAAAATTAAAAGAAGTGGATGGTATTTGGACTGTTAAAGGTTGTTTAGGTAATAAACTTTTAAAAGAAATTAATCCAACTGGTATGCGTGGACTAAAACGTGAAAAAGTTATTCAACAAGTAAAAAATTTGATTAATGCATGGTATTCATTTCAAGGGTATGTTCAATTTTCAAATGAAATTGCTAAAAAATCTGGAAATCCAAATGATAGTAAAGAAACAAGAATTAGAAATTTAGAATTTGAATATTCGAATAATTTAATTGTTATTGATGAAGTCCATAATATAAGAATATCGGATGATAATGAAAATAAAAACATTGCCAAAAATTTAATGTTCTTAGTAAGTGCTGTATCAAATATTCGTTTATTATTATTATCTGCCACCCCTATGTTTAATAGTTATAAGGAGATTGTTTGGTTATTAAATTTAATGAATATGAATGATCGTAGAGGTATTATTTCTGTGTCTGATATATTTGATAAAAATGGAGAATGGAAAAAAGATAAAGATGGAAATGAAATTGGTAAAGAATTATTAATTCGAAAAGCTACTGGTTATATATCTTATATTCGTGGTGAAAATCCATATACTTTTCCATTTCGAGTTTATCCAGATAGATTTGCTAATGAACATACGTTTCATAATATTGATGAATATCCAAAATATCAATTAAA